TTTGTAGTATATTTATATCTTGCAAAGTCTAACTTATCTGCAATATAAAACTTTCTATAAGCTTCAATAGGATAAAACTCATCTGTCTTTAACTCATCCAACCCACTAAAGCATTGAGGATGTTGAGTTAGTTTTCCCATAGGTATATACTCTATACCTTTGAGTAAGGTAAACTTATGCTTGCCTGCTCCATGCTTTTTGCCATACCTAACTTGATACTCTATAAGCATTGCAATATACAATCTCCAAGCAAAAGAATAATTACTTCTTGTCTGCATTGCCCATAAAGTACATGGATGCTTTTGATGTACAGGTTTGTACAAGTTATTATCTTCTGCATACTGAGGTGCATGATGCCATAAGGCAGTACATAACATCTGTGCTTCTTCAAGTGGCATCTTAACTACGTGTTGGTCACATAGAGATGATGCAATTTCTTGAGGTGTCTTTTCTATAATAAATCTATTCATAATTAATCCTTTCTCATTTCAATTATAATCCATGCAATTAACATGGGAATAAATAATATAATATAAATTATCCAAGTCAGTATTGAATATGTATTAAACTGTTTTGAATAATCTTCCCAAGATAACAATATCATATTGTCTTCTTTCTTTTGTTGTTCTTTTGATTTCTTCATAGGCATATTCCAAAGTATCCAAATAAGAATGCTACTGAAGCACAACCTAATATAAACCATATCAATTCTTCATTATTCATGTGTCCACTCCTCTTGTTTACAAAATAAATCTATACCAAAGTCATAACCTTGATTATAATAATGGTGTGATTTTTTCTCGTCTTTTGTGCCATGTATCATAGCATCTGTAACACCATCTTTGAACTCATTTATTTTTCTTTGTATGTAGTTATAATTTCTTTGACTTGTTGATGATTCACTTTCTAACAAATCCATTTTTCTTTTCTCATATTGAGCATCTGTCTCAACATGAGGTTTCATTTCTAATCTATACATTGTCATGATACTAACTCCTTTACTATTTCAAATACTGCATATGCATACAATATTATTATTATTAATTTTAATGTCTTGTTGAATGAATC